AGCTTGTTATCGACGGCGTTTCCCGCATTCATAACGACGCACACGATCGGATGCGCGCGCAACTGACGAACGAATGGCGTGTCGAGCAACGCATCCGCGAGCGATTGGGCGACCTGGTGGCCGACGCTGTCCAGGCCCATACCGGCGCCTCACGTTCGCTCGAGTACGCCACGGATCGGCTGCGCACGGCCGCAGCGGAGGCCGATACCGAATATCGAAGAATTGTCGACGGCGCGCGCGATCGCGCCAAGCGCGACTCCGAGACTATTGATGAAGGGCGCCGGGAATTGACCGAGGTACTCGGGTTGCCCGCAGATGCGGCTCCCTATCAGATCGCTGGCGCGGCGCGCGAAGCTGCGCGACGTCTTGACGGCGACGCGGAGATCAAACGCTTGCGCAAGCAGCTCGCCGTAATTCAACAAGCATTTGAGGTTGCATCGGCGCAATGGCCAGCAATCACCCAGGAGTCTCTCGCGTGATTGAACTGCCGTCACCACTTACCCCTGTGGACTGCAATCTGCAGGACTTTGCATTCATGCCGGTCGACGTGAAAAGCATCCACGCACATGACTCTCCGGTGGTTCTTGCGCTTAAGGCGCAGATCAATCGGCTGATTCTGAGCCCCGGGCAGAACTCACGCGTCGAACGGCGTCGGCTCAATTCGCGCATACGTGCACAGCGTCTTCACGAAGCTCGTGAACGCGGTTCGCACACGGAAGAAGAATGGGCTGCCGTTGTCGATGAATTCGACCGTCGCTGTGTTCAATGCGGGTGCCGGCCGGCAGACGAGCCGGCGAAAGATCACATCGTGCCGATCTGCCTTGGCGGATCGGACGCTATCGACAACTTGCAGCCGCTATGCCGCACATGCAATTCCGGCAAGTCGCTAGACACCTTCAACTGGGCGGCATACCGCCGCACGCATGGCTTTTCAGTAGGGCAACGATGAAACGGCCGTCCTTTCAATTCTACCCGGGCGATTGGCAGGCTAACAGCAACCTGCGGCGGTGCACGCGCATCGAAAAGAGCGTGTGGTTGGACGTACTTTGTCTCATGCATGATCAAGAGGAGTATGGCGTTCTGCGCTGGACTCTGAAGGAAATCGCGGAGGCGGCTCATTGCAAGGTATCCGAGCTCAAATCCCTCCATGAAAAAGGCGTTCTCAAAGGCGCCGACAAAGGTCAAACGTGCGCGGCGTACATCTACAGGCCTCGATCTGGCCGCCGTGAGGGCGCACCCGTCGATCTCGTACCCGAACAACCCGGTCCGATCTGGTACTCGTCGCGCTTCGTGCGCGATGAATATGTCCGCACCATTCGCGGCGAAAGTTCGCGGTTCGGTGATTCTGGAGATGATGCACCAAATCCCCCCTTAGGTGATGCATCAAAGCATTCACCAAAGCCCCCCTTAGGTGACGGCTCTACAGCTTCTTCTTCATCTTCTGCTTCACCAACAACCTCACCTCCTATCGGAGGTGACGCTGTCGCGTCGCAGCCCGCCGAGTTGCCGCCCGGGCTCACCGCCGAAGAAGCGGTTTTCCAGATCGCCGTGCCGTGGCTCGTCGAGCGCGGCGTGCCGGACCGGAACGCGCGATCGCTGATGGGCGCCGCCCGCAAGCAGCTTGGCGACGACTCGGCATGGGAACTCGCCCGGCAGTTCATGCGCGACAAGCCTGTCGAGCCGGCCGCGTGGATATCCGCCGCCATCAACGCACGCATGAAGCCCGGTGGTGCTGGCCGCCCCAACCGGCAGGAAGACCTCGAAGCACGCAACCGCGCCGTCGCAGCGCGTCTCGCCCAGGAGTGATCGTGATCGGAACCGACAAACCGGAGTTTTTCGCGCTGATGGCCGACGTCCAAGCCTTCTACGGCAAGGACTTTTCCGAGTTCGCTGGCCGCGTGTGGTGGGAGGCGCTACGGGCGTACGACCTCGCAGCGGTGCAGGACGCGTTGAATCGCCATTGCGTGAACCCGGACAGCGGCCAGTTCGCGCCGAAGCCGGCCGACGTCGTGAAGATGCTCGCGGGCTCGACACAGGACGCCGCGCTGGTCGCGTGGTCGAAGGTTGATCGCGCGGTGCGCGAGGTTGGCACGTATCGCAGCGTGGTGTTCGACGATCCGGTGATTCACCGCGTGGTGACCGACATGGGTGGCTGGGTGCTGATCGGCGGGAAAGACAACGACGAGTGGCCGTTCGTGCGCAACGAGTTCGTGAATCGCTATCGCGGGTACCGCATGCGCAGTGAAATACCCGAATACGTGCCGGTGCTGATCGGCATCGCGGAATCGGCGAATAACGAGGCACATCTCAACAGCCAGCCGCCTGTGCTGATCGGCGAGGCGCGCGCGGCGTACGCGGTGATGACGGCAGGCGGCAACAAGCCGCTCATCGAAATCACGCAGGTGCGTCAGCAACCGGTCCTGCTGCCTGGCGCGCGAGGTGCCGCATGAAGCAGATCGTCTTCACCGTCCCCGGCACGCCGGTCGCCAAAGGCCGCGCCAAGTTCGCGCGTCGCGGCAATTTCGTGTCGACCTATACGCCGAAGGAAACCGTCCAGTACGAGAACCTCGTGCGGCTCGCCGCGCAGGAAGCGATGGCCGGCGCCGATCCGTTCGATCGGCCAATCGCGTTGACGGTCGCCATCTACCTGCCGATCCCGCAGAGCTGGTCGAAGAAGAAGCAGGAGAAGGCACGCGTCGGCGCGGTCGGCGCCACGAAGAAGCCGGACGCCGACAACGTTTTGAAGGCTTTGAAAGACGGCATGAATGGCGTGGTCTACGTCGACGACGCGCGCATCACGGACGTGACCCTGCAGAAGCGCTATGCCACGTCGCCGCGTGTCGACGTAATCGCTCGCACGCTTGATCTGGAGGTGGCGTGATGGGCAATCGAATCACTTACGAAACGTGGACGACGGCCGAGGAGTCGACCTTGCGCAGGCTATACGAGGCGGGCGTCGAGGTGCGGGATATTGTCGCGGCGATCCCACGGCATAACGAAGACGGCGTTCGCAGCCGCGCCTATTACCTGGAGTTGCAGAGACCCGCCGATTACGTTGTGCCCCATTACAGCGAGAACTGGGAGCGCATTGAAAGAGCAATGCGCGCGGCTGGTGAGGGCGTCACGGCCGAAAAGATCACGGCGCTCACCGGAATCCACACGTCGGCCGTCTACAAACTGCTCAACCACCGGCGCGGCCGCGTCGCATACGTCTGTGACTGGCTGCCAACGTCCAGGAAGCCGGCCGCCGTCTGGGCGCTCGGTGCGCAGCCTGACGTTCCTGCGCCACTCACCCAGAAGCAGAAGCGCAAATCGGTCAATTTCTTTGCTACCGCCGCCGGTCTCGTTCAACCGCCATCTGGCTTGTCTGGTCGCGTCTTTGCTCAACCGATGGATATTTCCGACGAGGTGGCGGCTTGAGCACCGACATCGAACAGCAACGCTTCGACTGCGAAGTGCGCGACATCGCGCGCCGCTCGCTCCAGCAGCGCCGCATGTACCTGACCGAGGTCGAGAAGGTGCGCGGCAAGGATGCAGCCGACAAACTACGCGCCGCGCTGCGCGCGCTGTGGGATCAGAAGAAGGAAACCGCATGAAGCGACGCCTGCTCTCTTCCGCCATTGCGATGGCGATTACCGGCTCGAGCAGGATCAGCCGGTACCGCGGCTCGATCTTTTCGAGTGGACCGACGTTCCCCGAATCGCCGACCGTCAATCGCGAACGTCGCTGCGCTGCCTGCCATGTCGGAATCGTGTCGGGCACGAAATGCTTCGCTTGCTCGAAGCGGAGGCTCAAGTGAGCGAGATAACTTTGGTGAAGCGCACCGACCTGCAACTCAACGACGAGCAGCGCGCCACGCTCCGCCTTGCGCTGTTCGAGATGATCGACGGGCTGGCCGAGACCGATCAGAAGTCTTGGCGTCGCTTCTGGCAGTGGATCACGCGCGCCGGCGCCGGCGAGATCTTCAGCATCGAGACATGGGCTCCGCGGCATGGCGGCTTCCACAAACGACACATGGTGCTGGAGACGACCGTCTTCAAATGCCAGGAGCGCATCCGGTCGTTCGAGCAATTCCGCACGTGGCTGAAGATCGGCGCGGGCTTCGTTGACTGGATGGCGGGCCCGCGCGGCGGCGTCGTGCCGGTACCGCGCTCGATCAGCTTCAAGAAGTGCGACGAGGATGCAATGCGCCAGTTCCACGACGACGCGATCGCGTTCCTGCGTAGTGAGCACGCCACGCGCTACCTCTGGCCGCATCTCGACGCCGCCGGCGGCGAACGGATGATTGAGGCGATCTTCGCGGAGTTCGGCGAATGAAGCTCCTCATTCTCATCGTGTACTTCGCTTTCTTCGGTTTCGGCTGGCCGGTGTTCCTCACCCACCGGATGCGCGGTCGCATCATGCTGGTCGCCATGGTGGCCCCGTGGATCGCATTCTGGGCCGGGTGGTTTGCACGATGACCGCGCGACTGATCGGCTTTACCAAGGTGAGAACTTACAGGAACCAGAAAATCCGCGACTCGGCTAATGGCGAGGAATGTCTCGTTCGACTGCCGGGCGCGTGCCTATGCAATCCGGCCGCGACGATCTGGAGTCACTACCGCGGCGGCGCCGGCGGCAAAGCTGGCGCTCTCAAGGCTGACGACCTGTGCGGCGCGTACGCGTGCACGGCGTGCGATGCGGTGTACGACGGTCAGCGCCCGCCGCCTCGCGGCATGACCTACGCGGAAGTCGTCGTCGCGTGGTTCGAAGGACACATCCGTTCAATCGTCAGGCTGCATGCCAAAGGAGTCATATGAACCACGATAGCAACCGCGAAGATCGGGTGGCACCGCAGCCGCCTGCCGAAGGACTCGAACAGGCACGTGCCAAAGCAATCGAGAAAGGGTGGATCAAAGCCGGTTGTCTCGAATGCGGAGCACGGTCCGATCCCTACGGCAACCTTCCTTGCGGACACTGACATGGCCGATATCCATTTTGAGCGCGCGGCCGGCGACGCTGGCTATTGGTTCACCTTCTGGCCGCTTGGCGAATTGCGCATGTTCCGCGACAAGTCGGCTGCTGAGTCTTTCGCGGCACGCCACGCCCTCAATGCGGTATTCAAGGGCGATGCTGCCATAACTGATTGGGACGTTGGGTTAGCAGCGGGAACGGAAGTCACTGAGCCGGGCCGGATCGACTATCGCTTCCTTGGCGTAACCGGCGAGGAGGACGCTTGAGCCGTAACTGGCCTCTCGCCGACGATCCGATGATCGTCGTACAGCGCAAGCAACTCGATTGCTGCCACGGCTGCCGGTTCAACATGCAGGACCGCACACCCGGGTTTGAGAAGTTCACCTGCAAGAAAGGGATGCGCAAAGCGGCGCGCGACCTGTTTGAGACGGACCGATGCCCAAAGTACTCAGTTACAGCAGTTGCCACCAAAGTGGCCAAAAAGCGCAAAGCGCCCGCACTCTAAAAGCGAGAAACCACATGGACGCCATCTTTCGCGATACCCGTCAGGCACTTCACGTGTCCTTTCTCATTCTCTCAACCGACCCGCGCGCGAAGAACGTCTTCAGGACCGCGCTGATCCGCATCATGGAGATCCAGCCGTCACTGACCAATCGCCAACGCGCGTGGCTCGACCAGCTGATCGGCGACGTGTCCGAATCGACGGTCAACTTCGGCGGCCTGAGCGGAGACGACGTGCGCGCGCAGTGCGCAGAGGTCGTGAGCGCGGTCAACTCGAAGCTACCGGAAATCGAACGTTGGGCCGTGCTGGCGCGATTCGGTCAGATGGGCGATGAGCGGCTGCCGAACGGAGTGAAGCGCTATTTCTTTCTGCGGGAGCGCTCCGAGGCGATCCAGAATCTGTCGGGGTGGCTCGCACCATCGTTCGACGGCGTGTCGGTGATGGCGCTGGACTGCATTCTCGCGCGGATATACGCGAACCACAGCAAGGTGGACATCAGCTTTCGGGACTTGGCCAAGTCGTTTGGCGCGAACCACATGACCTACAAGCGGGCGTTCGACAAGATAGCGCTCCGGATGCGCGAGGTGGAGAACCGCGCAATCGGTCAACTAACGCCGTACTTCGAGCGCACCGGCCTGATTGAAAAGGTTGCGGAGGAAACTACTTGACAGGCCTTGTTACAGCAGACTATGATTTTTGTCATTCTGCACCAGTTGCCACTAAGCCCCGCCAGCTAACCGCTCGCGGGGCTTTTTCGTTATGCAGCCGGAATAAGACCGCCAGCCCACATTTCCAGCTTGCTCGCGCTTAAGGCAACGAATACACCTGCCTTGCGCCCGATAGCCGTAGCCGCTGCCTGTGCTTCGGTGTAAATCTGTTCGGGCGTCTGAGTTCCAGACGACAGATAGGTGGCATCAGGCATGTGGAATGTCTTCGGTCCAAGCATAACGAATCGACTGAACCCTCGTTTGCCCATTTGCTCGTGTAGCTTGTCGTAATCGCCGGCTTTCTCGTCGTGCAATTCGACTCGGGTCAAAAATTCTGCCATCTTCACATCCTTTTTTTGCGTGCAGTTGCTGGCGTCCGGACCTCCGGAGCGCCTCGCGTGCAAATGCGGTCTACCGCACACACTTCAATCCTGACGTAAACCCTGGCTAGCCAGTCACGCGGCGGTCGGCGCCGCAGAGTACTCCCGGACTGGCCCCCAAGCACCTTCATCAAACCCGCAGACTGCTGGCATGGCTGGCTAAGCGCGCCCACCTCGCGGCGTACGGGTTGGCGGCTTTGATGAGGGTGACAGCCGCAATCGACCATTGATGTCCGCAGGGTGCATTCCCAAAACTGGCCAACGCCTAGCCTGGGGTAGAGGACATTGCCGCATGTGATGTGGCTCACTAGATTGCGCCGCCGCTTATGTAGATGGCAACCCGCAAACGGATGGGGCAATGCCTGCTAGTCGCGGATTCCCTCTTCAATCGCCATGAAACCAGTCAAACAGACGAAGCTCTATTCGCCCGACGGCATTCACAACGGCAATTGCCTCGCGGCGTGCTACGCATCGCTGCTCGACCTGCCGCTTTGGATGGTGCCGCCGTTCGAGGACATGTTCGGCCGCTCCGACTGGTACGAGCGTATCGACGAGTGGCTCGCTCAGGCTCACAAGATGGAACGTGTGCGGCTCCAAGGCCATCCGGTCGACGAATTGCCAGAGTTCTACGTGGCGTGCGGCCGATCCGCGCGCGGCGTGCTTCACGCTGTCATCTACAGCAATGGTGAGATGGTCCACGATCCGCACTTCTCCGACAGCGGTATCGAGTCGGTCAATAGCGTCGAGTACCTGCGACCGCTCGCCTGAACAGCGTCTCCTCCTGTCCTGTTGGACTGGATTCGCCCGGCTGCGGCCGGGCACTTTGTTTTCATCCCGCAAGCCGTGAGTGCGGACAACCGCGGCAGCCAGCCGACAGGGTACTGCCCACCTCCTTTGCCGGCGCAATGCCGGTTTCAAGCGGCGCTGGGCGGCTGGCAACCTCAATCTGAGCGAATTCTTCTCGCGGCCCTGAGAGCAATGAATCACTCAGTTTCGATACCCAAACGCTGCTTTGGCGGAAATAACCCCATGAACGAGGCCACACATGGCGAAAGCATGTGGGGCGAAGACTCGCTCGGGTGAGCCGTGCAAGCGCGCCCCGATGGAAGGAAAGCGGCGCTGCAAATTGCACGGCGGCGCCAGCACGGGCCCGCGCAAAGGCAGCAAGAACGCTGCTAAGCCGGGCGGCCTGTACAGCAAGTATCTGACGCCTGACGAAAAGCGCATTGCTGCGTCGCTGTCATTGGGTACGGTCGACGAAGAGATTCGACTGACACGTATCCGGCTTATGCGCGCGCTGCGCCTCGAGGATGAGCGCGGGGACACTGCCGAGCTGGAGAGCGAAGTCGAGCGCGAAGGTGCCGAGAAGGTCAGCGCCAAGCACGAGAAGCACTTCAAGGTGCGCGACTACGTTGGGATCATTGACCGCCTCACTGCGCGCATCGCGATGCTCGAGAAGACGCGGGCCGAGTTGAACAAGGACTCGCCACCGCCGGGCGACGACGATATGACGCGCGATGACACGGTCATCCTGAAGCCCGATGAACCGATCCCTGACAAACCAGTCGTCTAACGTCGAGCTCACGCCAAAGCAGGCGAACATCTATGCGTGGGGCTGGCAACCTAAGGCCCGGTTCCGCGACGCGGTATGTGGTCGACGGTTCGGCAAGACGTTCCTAGGCGCCAAGGAGATGCGGCGGGCCGCAAAGCTCGCGGTCAAGTGGCAGGTCTCAACGGACGACGAGATCTGGTACGCGGCGCCGACGTTCAAGCAGGCCAAACGGGTCTTCTGGAAGCGGCTCAAAAAGGCCATTCCGGCTCACTGGCGTGACGGCAAGCCGAATGAGTCAGAGTGCTTCATCGTGCTGCGCTCCGGGCACGTCATCCGCATTGTCGGACTTGATACCTACGACAACCTGCGCGGCTCCGGTCTGTTTTTCGCACTGATCGACGAATGGGCCGACTGCCCATATGAAGCGTGGGAGGAAGTCCTGCGCCCGATGCTATCGACGTGCCGCTATTACGTCGACGGCGTCGAGCGGCGCGGCGGCCACGCATTGCGCATCGGGACGCCCAAAGGCTTCAATCACTGTTATGACACGTATCTGGCGGGGCAGCCGGGCGCGGTCGATAAAGATGGGTACCCGATCACAGATCACCGTTCGTGGCTCTATACCACGGTCCAAGGTGGCAACGTTCCCGAAGATGAGATCGAAGCCGCGCGGCGCAGCATGGACCCGCGCACGTATCGGCAGGAATACGAGGCCAGCTTCGAGAACTACCAGGGCGTCGTCTATTACTGCTTCGATCGGCGGCTGAATCACACCGACGAAACGATCCAGCATATCGACCATCTGCACATCGGGATGGACTTCAACGTCGGCAAGATGGCCGGCATCGTGTTTGTGATCCGCGATGGGTTGCCTCGCGCCGTCGACGAACTGATCGACGTGTTTGACACGCCGGCGATCATCGAAAAGATCCAGGAGCGCTACCCCGCTCACCTGATCACGGTCTACCCGGATGCGTCTGGCGACAACCGCAAGACCAGCAACGCCAGCGAATCAGACATTGCCCTGTTGCGCGTCGCGGGGTTCGAGGTCGTGGTGAACCCGTCCAATCCGGCCGTCAAGGACCGCATCAACAGCAAGAACTCCATGCTGTGCAACACGTACGGCGAGCGACGACTGCTGGTGAACACCCACAAATGCCCGAGATACACGCAATCGCTGGAGCGGCAGGTTTGGGACGAGAAGGGGCAGCCTGACAAGAAAGCCAACTTCGATCATCCGAACGACGCCGGCGGGTATTTCATCGTGAAGCACTGGCCGCTCTCCCAACAGCAGATTGCGTTCGGGTCGGTTGCGAATTGAACGGACCTTTCATGGATCACACCAAGCTGCATCAGCGACCGCCGCCGTCGCGCTGGACGCGCATCAAGCGTGCGGTCACCGGCGCGGTGCGTGCGATCACCGCAGGGCGGCCGCGCCACGAACCGCACCGCGTGACGTCGCAATACGCGCGCATGCGTCAGGTCGGATCGTGGAATCTGCGCGACAGCCGGCCGATGATCAAGCCGGTACCGGCGAACCTCCGGTACTTCTCGCGCACGCCCTACGCGACGCGGGCGATCCAGTTTTACACGCGCTCTATCTGCTCGCTTGAGTGGGCAGTGAAGGTCAAGAAGGACGTCAAGGAAAACAGCGAGATCAAGCGGCAGATCGACGTCACGTCGGCGTGCCTCTTCAGCCCGAACCACGACGACACGTTCTCGTCACTCCTGCAGCAGGTGATTGAAGACCTGCTGGTGTGCGGCGCTGGCGCGATCGAGCAACAGAAAGGCGGCGACAAGCTGCGCCCGCTGTGGTTGTGGCCGGTCGATGCGCTGTCGATCCAGATCTATGCGGACTGGGACGGCAGCGAGACGCAGCCGCGCTACTGCCAGACCTACGGCTACGGCAACGTGGGCGTCGCACAAGGGAAGGACCTGCTCAATCGCGAGCTGGTCTACATGCGCGATCGCATCACGACCGACTCGCCGTTCGCGTTCGGTGCGCTTGAGGTGGCGTTCGAAACGATCAACCGGCTGCTCGGCGTCGCTGAGTACGCTGGCGACGTCGCGGCCAATGCGCACCCGCAGAACCTGATCTTCATGCAGCAGGCGGATCAGACGACGATTGAGTCGTTCCGCAACTACTGGCGCAACGACATCGAAGGTCAAGGCCAGACGCCGGTTGTCGGTGGCGCGGACGCAAAGGTGCTCAACCTGCGCGGTACGGACGACAACGCGCTGTTCCTGAAATACCAGACGTTCGTGATCCGCGAGATCGCGACTGCGTTCGGTATCAGCCCGCAAAACATGGGCGTCGAGGCGGACGTCAACCGCAATACCTCGGAAACAGCCGAAGACCGCGACTGGGATCTGTCGATCAAACCGGTGGCACGCACGGTGTGCGCCTACATCAACCGCGAGGTGATCTGGGGCAACCTGGGCTTCTCGCAGATCGAACTGACGCCCGGTGGCCTGGATCGTGAAGATGAGAAGGCTACGGCCGACATCTACAAGATCGAGTACGACAGCAACGCCATCACGCCGAATGAGTACCGAGCACGCCGTAACCTGCCGCCGCTCGAAAGCAAGTTCGGCGACATGGTGAGCGCCGATGCACAGATCGCCATCGAAGCCGCCAAGGGCGCGAAGACCGCCAATCCGGCTTTGACCAGTATCGAATAGCAGGCCGAACGCCTGTTCACAGCCGCAAGGCAACCCTCTGGGCGTTCGCCCGACACAGGAGCTTCTCATGGGTCAACCCGTACACACCGTCGAAGTGCCGGACGGCTTCCAGCTCGCGCAGCAGGATCGAATCATCATCGGCAACCTGCCGAATCAGGCCAACGTGGCAGGTGGCAGCGCTGGCACAGCCGTCACGACGGCTTTCACCGGCCTGAAGTTGCCGGCGGCGTACAGCGTGCACGTCGACGCGAATCAGGCATGCGCGGTGAGCATCACCAACAAGACGCAGAGCGGCTTCAACGTCGTGCTGACGCCCGCCTCCACCGTGACGCTCGCGGCCGGCACCTTCGACGTGACGATCGTCGCGTAATCCCTTTCGCGCCCCTGTGCGCGACTTTCGCAGTCCCTTTCCTCGCATAGGAGCTTCACATCATGGGCGTCCGCACTTCCCTTCTTGCCATCACCCCGCTGACCACTGAAACCGCTGCGACCGCCGCTGTCGGTCAAGACCTGCCCGGCATGCTGAACTTCGCCGCCGAGAAGGTCGCTGACGCGCTGCAGGTGCTGAACGCGATCAACAACGTGATCCCGGCCGGCTCCAACAAGACCGCAATCGCCGCGCAGATCACCGCGCTGACGTAATCGGCCTCGACCACCCGCCGCGCCCCGCCACACGTGGGCGTACAGGAGTTTTCATGGCAAAGACCACGAACGATGCGCCGAAAGGCGCTGCCGCGAACGCGAAAACCGCCGCGGCACCGAGCCTCTACAAGTCGCTCGAAGCTGCGGCCGAAGATGCGCTCTCGCGCGGCGACCACGTGGCGTACTCGACGCTGCATCCGGTGGTCGTCGCACTCGCTGGCGTGAAGTTCGCTGCTGGCCAAGCCGCGCACGAGAACGTCGGTGAGGATGCCCGCGCGCTGCTCGAGCAGGTCCGGGCGCTGTAAGAGGACACGAAGATGCCGCTTTCTAAAGAGGAACGCGACGCCCTGCCGCCCGAGCACTTCGCCGTGCCCGGCAAGCGCAAGTTGCCGATCAACGACGAGACACACACGTCTCTCGCCTGGGATCAGGTCGACCGCACGCAGGGCCTGTCGGAAGCCGAGCGCTCGGAAGCGCGCGCCCGGATCCTGCGCCGTGCGAAGGAACTCGGCATCGATACCTCCGACTGGGATAAGAGCGTCCACGCAGCCGCGATGACGCTCTGGGGCATGTCGCTGAACGTGCCCGAAGTTGCAAACCATCCGAATCGCATGCCGTTCTCCGGCGTGCTCACGTTCGTGAACCAGCCGTCTGACCTGCCTCCGGGCGGATCGGGCGGCAAGCGCACCTACCTGCCTAAAGATGTTGCCGAGAAGGCCCTTGAAAGCCTGCTCGGCATGGCGGTCGACTTTTCCGACGACCTGAGCGCCCACAACGTCACCCAGAAGATCGGCGTCATCACGGGTGCTGAGATCGTCGGCGACGAGGTGCGCATCGAAGGGTTTTTCTACGCTGCGGACTTTCCGCAGGTTTGCACCAAGATTCAGGACGAGAAAGAGGACCTTGGCTTCAGCTACGAAGTCCGGGCTCAAACTCGACCGATGGGCGACCTGCTTCAGATTGTGAGCTGCGTGTTCACCGGCGCTGCCGTCCTCTACAAGGACAAGGCTGCCTACCAGTCAACATCATTGGCCGCACAGGCTGAACAGGACATCGAAATGACCAAAGAAGAAATGGAAGCGCTGTTGGCCGGCGCACTGGGCCCGATCACGACCCAACTCGCGAACGTCACGAAAGAAGTGACCGCGATCAAGGCCGCGGGTGAAACCGCATTGCAGGCCAACAAGGAAGTGCGCGATCGCGTCGCGCCGCACGCCACCGCGCTGCGCAACTGCGCGGCTGCGATGGAAGCATCCGGCATGGGCCTCGACAGCTCGCGCGGCCACGTGAAGGTACTGCACCACATGGCGGCCTCGATGGAAGCCGACGCAGCCGCTGGCAAGGTGCCGCATATCTTCCGCGACCACGACTGGGACTTCCGCGCCGCAGGCGACCCGAAGACCGCTCATGTTGAAGCCGCACCGGCGCTCGACGCGAGCAACCCGGTCATCAAGGCGCTGACGGATCAACTGGCTGGCCTCGGCACGCAAATGACGGATCTGAAGGCCGCGGCATTCAAGACCGCCGAAGCGCCGCAGCGCCGTACGGTCCCGTCGGAAGTCCTGACGCTGCTCGCCAAGGGTGGCATCAAGGAAGCGCCGGCTGAAGGCCTGACCGAAGGCCAGATCGACACGATGCTGGAAGCGGCTGGCGTGACGGGTATCAGTGCTCGCATCGCCGCGAAGCAGCAGATCGCCCAGGCTGGCCTGCTGCGCAAGTAAGCGCCCGCCGCACCACACATCCCAGACTTCACAGGAAAAGCCATGACTATCATTGCACGCGCGGCCGACGCTTCGTCGGATGTCGCGCTGATCGCGCTCGGCAACACGCTGGGCGCAAGCGGCCAGGGTATGCACGCCCTGTCGGCCGCAGCCGACTACAGCGGTCCCGGCGCGCTCGAAGTGCCGGTGTTCGAACGTGAGATCGTCGACCTGATCCGTCGTAACTCGGTGGCGCTCGAGCGCACGCCGCACGTTCCGGCGACCGGTCACCCGCACCGCTACTTCGAACAGATCGCAATCGCCACGGCGACGTCGAACGACCCGCGCAACCTGTCGGCCACGCCGTCGGGCCCGACTCGCGTCGAACGCGCTGCGTTCATCAAAGCGAGCGTCGCCCAGTCGAACCTCTCGCTGTTCGACCGCGACGTGACCGAGCAGCAAGGCCAGTTCGCCTCGTTGCAGGCGAAGGACGTCGAAGACATCATCACGGCGATCATCGTGCTGCGCGCACACATGTTCTGGAACGGCACCGACACGTCGCTGCTGGTCCCGACCACGTTGCAGTGGGTGGGCGCGCTCGAGCAGATCACGCAGCAGGCGACGATCCCGTTCGGCTCGTCGATCATCGACGGCCTGAAGACGATGGTCGCGACGATGATGGCGAACCCGACGTTCAAGCCGAAGCCCACCGGGATCTACCTGAACCCGCTCCTGATCGACAAGATCGAGAAGGAAGCGAAGGCGTCGCACATCGAACTGAAGACCAAGGATGTCACGGTCGGCGTCTCGGTGAAGTATCTGGCGACCCAGGCCGGCGATCTGCCGCTGATCCCGGACCCGTACATGCCAACCGATTCGAGCGGCCTGTACGGCTTTGCGAACCCGGGCGCGGGCCTGTTCAACTACTACGCCGCGATCGTGACCGAACCGATGCTCGAAATCGCCTACATCGGTAAAGGCACCGACGGCAAGCCGCGTATCTTCCAGCTCGGACTGACCGGCAACCTGGCTGGCCAGTTCGTCGGCGTGCAGTTCGACGCGCTGATCGTGAAGGGCTACAGCTACGCGCACGCAGTCGTGGCGGTGGTAGGCACGTAAGCACCGGGCAGGATGATGCGCCGCCTTTGAGCGGCAAACGGAGGGCGCTGGGTCAATCCAGCGCCCTTTTTCTTTTCCCGAACCAAAGGATAGGCATGCATCTGTATTTGACCACCGGCAAGCGCGACCATCTGATCATCGTGCAGCCCGGCAAGGAATTTCCCACGTCCGATTTCTGCGCCCCCGACGGCACGCCGATCACCTTCAGCGTGAAGTTCGTCGACGGCAAGGCGTCGAACGTCCGCGACGACGTTGCGCGCTACCTTCTCGACAAGGAGATGGTGCAGCGCTCGCCGATCATGACCGACCTCGCGATGGCGAAACGGCTCGAAGTGCATGACGAGCGCGTACGCACGCACATCATGCTGACCTCGCAATGACCTTCCGCTCAGACAATACCGGCCTTGGCGGCGAACTCGGCCCGTCGCTGCAGTCGCCGCTCACCGCCGTGCAGCTCGGGCTGAATGCGCAGGTGCCTGCGTCCGGCCAGCTTCAATCTGCCGTGCTGCAATCGAACGGCTGGAAGTACTTCGCGCTCGGCCTCAAGTCGACGCAGGCTGGCGCGATCAACATTCAGCGCTTCCTCGACGCGGCCGGCACCGTGCCGATCGGCGCCGTCGTCACGGCCGCGCTCACCGCCGGCACCGCGCAATCTGCCTCGATTGGCACCGCTGACACGCTGCCCTTCATGTCGTTCCAAGTGACAGTGACGAACACCGGCGCATCGGCCGCCACGCTGTCGAACGTCGCAGGCCTGCTTCAGGCGAACTGATATGCCCTCTTCCTACCTGACTGCCGACGACTACGCTGCATACGGGCTGCCGAGCGGCACGACGGCGGCTCAGGTGACAACGGCGTCCACGCTGATCGACCTGTATCTGAAGCGTCCGGAAGGCCTCGTCTGGACGCCTGACGGTACCGGCGCGCCCGGGTGGATGGAGGCGCTGTCGCCGACGCAGACCTTTGGTTGCGCTTCGGCTATTCCGGCGGGCAACAACGTCACCGTACCGCTGACTGGCGGCGTCGCCTCGCTGCTCGTCGGTGACGTCCTCATCCTCGATCGTGCGAACCCGGAAATCGCCGAACCGGTCGCGGTCGTGTCGATCACCGGTCAAAACGTAATGTTCCAGAGCGTCGTGTTCGATCACCCCGGCCCGTGCACCCTCGACAAGGGCATGACGATCAAGCAGCACAAGTTCATGCCTGACGGACGACCGGTGACGAACCTCGCTTTCACGCCGGTTGCTCGGCTGATCGCTGGCCAAGGTCGCTACGGCTACGGCCGTCGCGGCGCGTCGTCGCGCTATCAGGTCGACGAGTTCAACCTGCTCGCGTCACTCTCGCACTTCGGAGGCCCGCCGGTGTGGGAGTTCTTCCCGATGATTAACACGGGTGTCGATTTCGAGACGGGCATGGTGTGGGTGCCGGCCGGCGTGATGCTCGCGTACTACAGCGAGATCAACATCTGGTACGTGGCTGGCTATCCCGCCTCCGGTCTTCCGCCTGCGATCAAGGCGGCGTGCTCCAACATCATTCAGGCGCAGGCGGCTATCCCGCAACTCGGCGCCACGAAGATGTATAAGGCCGGCGATACCGCACTTGAGCGCTTCGCCGCGACGAATATCGACGCCGATACACAGGCCCTTCTCGCGCCCTATCGCGCAAAGTTGTTTGTATGAGTTTCGTCTACCCCCGGACAGTGGCAATAACGCGCCCGAACGTCGATGTAGCGCCCGGATACACGCCGAACTACAGCGGCGTGCTGCCGTCGCAAGAGTCGCCAGTCGCGAGTGGACTGCCAGCCTCGATCCAGTTGAAAAAGGAAAAGGGACGCCCAGACGCGAACCTGCCAGCTGATCAGGACGCGAAGTCATTGTGGACGATCCTCATCCCGCTCGGTTCGGCACCACTCGGTCTGATCCAGAACGATGACATCGTCACGGACGATCTGGGTGTACGCTATCAGGTCCTCGGGCCCTACTGGAATAGTCTGGGCTACGCACTCATCGCCGAACGTCTGGACGTCTAATGGCTGATCTATCCGATGTCGTGAATACGCTGGGCAGCCTCGCTGGCGCAGCCCTGTACCCGAACGGGGTGACCCAGCCAAGCGCGGTCGGCCCCACCGTGGTGGTGCGTGGTGGCTGGCCGGTTCCGGCTCAACTGAAAGCGCTGATCGCCGCCGGCAATGCGATGGTCAGCGTCTACCAGATGACGGGGATGGGAAAGAACACCACCCGGTTTCTGGGTGACGACGATTCACAGAACACCATCCCGGCCGCGCAACTCACGCTGTCGATCTACCAGAACCGGATAACCGTTGGCGGCTCGATCAATCCCGGCGAAGCCGCCACGCTGCGTGTGAACTACCAGCCTTACAGCTACGTGGTCAAAGCAGGGGATACGATTAGCACCGTCGCTGCTGCGCTGGCAGCCATGATCCCCGGCGCGTCGGCAAACGCCTACGTGATCACGATCAACGGCCTATTCGACATCGAAACCGCGATCTCGGTGCCGGTCGTGATGCAGCAGGAAATCGGCAGACAGGCGCAGGTTTTCATGGTGACCGTGTGGGCACCGTCTGAAACAGTGCGCGACGCGATCATGCGCACGCTCGAAGTCTCCTTCAAACAGCAGCCGCGCATCGTGATGCCCGACAACACATGGGCACGCCTGCTCTACCGCGGCACCATCAATCAGGACACCGGTCAGAAAGTGCAGATCTATCGCCGCAACCTGCTGTACGAGGTCGAGTACGCCACCATGGCGACCGAAACCGACCATACCGTGACGAATTTCGGTGTAACGACGACGCCGGTGAACGGCTCGAGCAACACCACCAACATCTGAGGCATTTATGGCAACCGACAAGCAGAACACGCTGGGCTATTACCTCGTCGTGCGACACGCGTTCGGCAGCTATCGCAAAGGCGACGCGATCCGCGATCCGGACGAAATCGCTGCGGTGCTGGCCGGCGAGAACGCATCCAGCGTGCACAAGGTGATCGGATGAGCGCGGACATCAGTCGGGCGGCCGGCATCGCGCTTAAGACTGCGGTCGGGCGCTTCGTTGGGCAGGAGGCGACGCCACCTGTCTGCGTCCGCATCAAGAAAGCGTTCATCCAGATCATGCGCGACCAGTTCGGCATCGACTGGAGCCGCGACGCCTGGCAGATTCAGGTCTGGTTCATCGATGGCCATAAGCCGAATGTGAAGATTCCGCCGCGCCTGCTGATGCCTCACTAGACCACCTCACCCTCGCATAGAAGCCGCCTCCGGGCGGCTTTTTTCATTTCTGGACCCGCTTCGGCGGGTTTTTTTACGCCCGGAGCATAACGATGCCAGTCTTTCAAGCCGGCAGTTTGAACGTCACCGCATTGCAGGCCCCTGACCTGTACGTCATCATCCAGCCGCCGAGCATCGCGTTCATCAACGGCGTCCCGACCGATGGCCTCGGTCTGGTCGGCGTGGGTTCGTGGGGTCCGGTCAACGCCGCTATGATGGGCGTGGGCAACAGCGCGCAGGCTCAGACACTCGTCGGGCCGGTCACCGTCCGCTCGCACGACATTGCCACCGCTGTCGCCATCGGTGATTTGAACGGCGTCCAGAACTACATCCTCGTGCGCGTCACCGACGGCACAGACACTGCGGCCAGCGCGGCCCTGAAAGACACGATGGGCTCCCCGGTCACCGGCATGACGCTCACGGGCCTTTACACCGGCATCGTCGGCAACGGCATCACGGCATCGATCGTCGCCGGCACGGCTGCCAACACCTACAAGTTGTCGATCCAGCGCAACGGCTTTACGCCGGAAGTGTTCGACAATCTTTCGCAGGGTGTCAGCGGAGGCTCGGTCACGGCGGGCACTGGCTATACCTCAGTCCCCGGGTTAGCGATCTCCGCGCCGCAGGCGGCCAACGGTGTGCAGGCGACCGGCTCGGTCAGCCTCAAGGTGCTGTCGGCCAACGTCACCGGGGGTGGTGCTAGTGGGGGCACCGGTTATGTCACGAACGACACGATCACGCTGCCCAATGGCGTTGTCCTGACCGTCACGGCAACGGCTGGCGTCATCACGGCTCTCGCTGTCACGAACGCCGGTTCGCTGACTGGTGGCTCGATTCCGACGAACCCGGTTGCGCCTTCGTCGACGTCAGGTGTCGGCACTGGCGCACTGGTCAATTTGACCTGGGGTCTCGGCGCATTTGCCGTGACGAACTCTGGAGCAGGCTACACCAGCGCGACGGCGACGCTCACAGGCGGCGGCGGTACCGGTGGCTCGGTCACGCTGCAGACGAGCGTCTGGCTGAACATGGTCAACGCCGTGAACAATGGCCAGACCGGCCTGCGCGGCCCTTCGCAGAACGTTATCGCCACGCTGGGTACGTCCGTCAACGCGCCGAACCTGACGAACACCTACACGCTTTCTGGCGGCACCGACGGCGCGTCAGGTGTGGGCGATACCACGCTGGTGGGCGCCGATGGCCTGACGCGATCCGGCATGTATGCGCTGCGCAAGGCGGGCGCGCAGGTAGGCAACCTGATCGATTGCCAGACGCCGAGCACCTGGACGTCTCAGCTCGCATTCGGTCTGCAGGAGGGGATCTATTTCCACAGTGCGAACCCGGTGGGGGCCAGCATCACGACGAGCGCCGCGAATCTCGCAAGCGCGGGTGTCGATGGCTACGGCTTCTGCTGTCTGGTGGGCGACTGGACGTACTGGCAGGACAACGTCAACGGCGTGAACCGGCTGGTATCACCCGCCACGTTCTCGTCGGCCCAACAGGCCTCGACGAGCCCGGAGCAGTCGGTGCTGAATGCGCCAATCAGCGGCATCCTCGCGACCCAGCGCAGTCAGCAGAACCAGCCGTACAGCGATGCGGAAATCGGGCTCGCGGCAACATCGCGGCTCGAGGTGATCACGAATCCGGCACCCGCTGGCGCCATCTTCGCGTGCCGCACCGGGCGCAACGCGAGCAGCAACAGCGCGACGAACGGCGACAACTACACGCGGATGACGAACTACATCGCGTTCACGATCGCGTCCGCGTTCGGCTATGTGCCGGGCAAGGTGCAGACCATCAACCTGCGCCGGAACGTCAAGGGTGCGATGGATGCGTTCTTTGCCAACCTGCAGAAGAACAACATGATCGGCAACGTGAACGCGCCGACGCAGCCCGGCTGGTCCGTGCAGATCAATGCGGCGAACAACCCGTTCAGCCAGGTCGCACTCGGCTACATGGTCGCGACGGTGATGGTCACGTACCTGTCGATCGTCCGCTACTTCCTCGTGAACATTGAAGGTGGCCAGACGGTCACCGTTACGCCGCAGTAGTCCTCCCCCCAATCCCCTGCATGCCGCCTCGAGCGGCATTTTTTCATTCTGGAGTAAGCCATGCCCCAAGCAGGTTTAAATATCGGGAGTGACTACCGCTTCGACGTCTACACGTCTGCCGGCCTGCTCACCCTTCCGACGCTGCTCAAGTTCGACAAGCGGAAGATTCAGACGAAGCTCACGGTCAAGCCGCTGAACTCCCTGCCGATCCACCTCAGCTTTCAGGAGGGTGGCTGGGAAGGATCGTTCGAAGTGTCGCGCGCTGACGGCACGCTGGACGCGTACTTCGCCAACTTCGAAGCCAACTACTACGCTGGCATCAACCAGCCGGCCGGCTTCATTCAGGAAACGATCACCGAGATCATCGGACCGCCCAGCACGTACCAGTTTCAGGGCGTCATCCTGTACTACGACGACGCAGGTACCGCTGAGTCCGAAAAGAACGTGGTACAGAAGGTTTCCTTCCTCGCCAGCACGCGAATCAAACTGAACTGATCCCATGACCGAACTGAAAGTTACCGAAACGAGCGGTGCCGCCGCGGCGATCAATGGCGACACCGCCGTGGTCGACGTCGCCGACGGCCGCAAGCTGACGCTGACCTACCCCGGCCCGCTCGCGCAGTACGAACTCGTGCTCGCCATTGGCAATGAGGCATCCGAGAACACGCGGTTCGTCCAGATGTGTCTGCCGCTGATCTACCTGAGCGCGATCGACGAGACGCCGGTGTACCTGCCGACGTCCCTGCTGCAGGTCAAGGCGCTGATCGGACGCCTCGGTCACAAGGGCCTCGCTGCGCTCACCAAGGGCGTGAAGCTGTTCGACGACAAGGAAGACGTCGAAGCCGCAAAAAAATAAGCCGGGACCCCGGCGTGCGTCAGGTGCTGATGCTGACAAAGGCTGGTGTCCCGTGGGACGTGGTGACACGGTTCCGCCGCGCTGAACTGCTTGGCTTTTGCGTTGCCGTGGGCGAGCTCGAAGGCCGTAAGTGGTCGTGGTCCAGTGAAGAGTGGGAAAAGCCGAAGTCATGAAGACCTACAAGTCATTCGGCGCTTTCGCTCGCGCAATGGAGCGCGCGGCGGCGGAACTGGAAGTCGCGTATGCCGCTGCGATGGAAGCCAGCGCACTGATCGTGCAGGCCAGCGCGGTGGCTGAATTTGGCCACTACCAGCGCGAAAACATGGGCGAGTTCACGCCGTGGGCCGAGCTGAAGGATGCGACCAAGCAGCAGCATATTCAGGCCATCGTCGACGGTGAAGCCGCTGATGACGCTGGCGAGAACACGCCGCTGCTGGTGAAGGGCGATCTGCGCGGCAGCATCAAGCAGGAAGCCGGGCCTAAGGGATTCGTGGTCGGTAGCGAGAGCGAAATCATGGTGTACCAGGAACTCGGGACACCCGAAGGCATTCCACCGCGGCCAGTGCTCGGCACCGCGCTCTATCGCGACACTGAAGTCGTGCTCAATCTGGTCGGTCAAGCCGTCGAAGACACTCTCGCAGGCAAAAAATGATTAACGCATACGAGATCGGCGTCACCGCGACACTCAAAGATAACGTCAGCAACCAGCTGATGCTGATCGTCGAGTGGGCGGATAAGGCCAACGCCTCGATGCTCGCGTTTGCCGAGAACGCACGCAAAGCGTCGACGGCCGGCGCGGGCATGGCTCGCAACTTCGAGAAGGCTGCGGCAGCCGCGACAGCGCTCGGTGACACCGCCGGCAGTCTCACGCGTGCAAGCTACGTGCTCGACACGATGGCGGCCAGCAGCGCGGATCTCGCGCGCAACATGGCGGCAGCTCGCGCCGAAGCCAACTCGATGAACCATCCGCGATGGGGGGGAGTAGGCGGTGGTGGCGGCGGCGGTGGTGGAGGTGGTGGTGGCAGTCGCGGTGGTCCACTTGCGGTGCGAGATGTTCCGCGTGGCGCCCTTGTGGTTGGGAGCCGGGGCGGCCAACTCCCATCTGACGTCATTGATGGCGAGGGGCTGATTACCGAAGTGCCTTCCAGTGGCGGTGGCGCAGCCGCAGTTAGCGCATCGCGTCAATCCAGTGGCCGCGTCGCGGCCGGCGCCGGTGTGGCTACTGCAGGCATGCTCTATGGCGTGTACGAAAATGCGCGCCTCGCCGATGCGAACGTGAAATCGGTTGCGACCGCTCAGGTTCCGTTCGCTCAATGGCAGGGAACCATCGAAGACCTGCGCAGCCGGGAAATGGACTACGCGAGCAAGTACGCGTGGGCCACCGGCGGCAAGATCGAGCCGTTCGGCGAGTCGATGCTCGAAGGCGCGCGGCTGATGCGCACGCTGTCCGCTGCCAAGCAGAAGGAAATGCTCGACTTCGCGATGCCGTACATCGCCCTGGAGTCGAAGCTGAAAGGCGTCTCGATGCCCGAGGCGACAACCGCGTTCATCGGCCTCTCGCACATGGCCGGCGCGTACGACCCGAAGCAGGCCGAACCGCTCTACGAGTCGATGCTGCAGGCGTCGCTCACCTCGCACGCGTCGCTGGGGCAGATCGCGCGCGCCGCGAGTTATGCGCTGCCCGCTTTGCATGCCGCTGGTGCGAACTCCAGTGACGTGATGCTGCTCGTCGCTACGATGATGCAGGGCGGCATCATGAACACGAAGTCTGGCACCTGGCTGAACGCCATGGCATCCAATGCGCTGCCGAACACGCTCGGTAGCGGGCTGTTCTCGAACAAGAAGCAAAACGAGGCGCTGCACGATCTGGGTCTGTACAAGGGCAACCAGTCGCAGTTCTATTCGAACGGCAGCATGGACCTCATGAAAGAGGTATCCATCCTCGCGGCCGATCGCGAAAAGATGGAGCCGCTGAAGTTCAATGCGCTGCTGAAGATGGCTTTCGGCACGCAGGGACAGCGAGGCGCGTCGTTCTTCAGCGAAGACACGACGATGGCGAATCTGCATGCGCTTGGCGATCTGAAGAATTTCTCTCAGCCGCCGATGGATGTGGGCCGGATGATGCAGCAGGTCAGCACGGTGGGACTCGCCGACCAGACCATCGCGAACGCCAACATCACGCTGATGAACGGCACTGCGACCCTGATGGGTCCGGTCAACTCGGCGCTGAGAGGCGCTGGATCGTTCTTCTCTAGCACTGCCGACTTCACGAAGGATCATCCGGTGCTTGGCGCAGGCCTCGACTTCGGAATGCTGTTCGGCGCCGCGGTCGCTGGTATGGGCGTATGGAGCGGTGCCAAGGGCGCGGCCGGGTTTGTCGAAAAGGGCATCGTCGGGCTGTCCAGATACCTGGTCTCAGGTGCTGGCGCCCTACTCGCACAGGCGGCGACCGCGATCACTGGCGAGCAGATTGGTGTCGCTGCGCTGGCTGCCGCCGGCGGGACGATCGCGGTGGGCGCTCTCATCGCTGGCGGCATCGGCTACATGATCCAGCGCGCGATGGACTCGGTGGCATCGAAAATGACGCCCGACCAGCAGCTGAATTTCTATCAGGGCGTCGCAGGCGGCGGACCAGCCGGCGGCAATGTCACGAAACCGGTCGCACCCTTTGGATCGCTCGGTCAAGCAATCCACAACCACTTCTACGTGGACAGCCACGAGATCTCAACGAAGCTGATTCCGCCGAAGGGAACCGGGCCGACTGGCTTCAACCCTGAGACGGCGCCGTTCAGCCCCGGCATGGGGATGTACTGATGAACACTTTCGCAACCCTCACGCTGGACACGCCGAACGGTTCTTTCGTATTCGCCGACGCGGAAGTGCCGGAGAAGATCCGGTTCGGCGGTTCGCAACTGCTCGACGTGCAGAAGATGATCGGCGGCCGGCGCCGCATCAATGCGATTGGCGCCGACGACGATCCCTTGTCCTGGTCCGGATGGTTCCTGTATGCGTCCGCGCTCTCGCGGGCGCGGTTTCTCGACTCGGTAAGGCGCGAAGGCCTCACATGCACGCTGTCGTGGGATGCACTTCGGTATCAGGTGGTCGTGCATCAGTTCCACGCTGACTACGAAAAGCCGTTCAAGATCCCCTACTCGATCAGCTTCGAGGTGATCGATGACCAGACGGCGACGGTCGATTCGGTGCCGGCCGTCACGCCGGCGCAGTCGATGGCGATCGACATGGCGCGGATGGGCACGCTGTCGAACTGCATCGGCGATTCGACGCTGAATGGTCTGGTAGGTGGCCTGCAGAGCGCCATGAGTGCGATAAGCGCGGCCGTGCAGCCAATCGCGAACGGTCTGAAGGCGGTAACGTCGTTCGTTGCGGGCGTGGCTAACTGTGCCGCACAGGTCGTCAATACGGTGGAGAGCGCGGCTGCATCGGTTGTAGCTCCCCTCGCCGCGGTGGCGTCGCACGTGCAGTTCCTGATCGGCAGTGCAGAAGGCGCCATGGCGAGCGGCTCCGGCGTATTGCCCGGTCTGCCCGCCTCGCCGACCATCTTCAGCGCGCTCGCGCGGATGAATGCCGCGGTCCAATTACCCGAGTTGTACGAACTGCGCAGCGTCTGCGCGCGCATGCAGGTGAACCTGGCGCTCGTCTCCGCTCCGACCAGCGCGCGGGCGATCACGGTGGGCGGTGGCGACCTCTTCACTATCGCGTCGCAGCAATACGGCGACGCAAGTCGCTGGGTTGATATTGCGAAAGCCAATGGCCTCACCGATCCGATGCTCACCGGCATCCACACATTAACAATCCCAGCATGACCATAAACACCCTCCCCACCGCAGGTGCGCTCGTTTCACCGCGGGCAATCCTTCAGGTGGGCTCGAAGGTGATCGACTGGAGTAGTTGGGACTGCGAGCACAACGGGATCAACGAGGCGGGAACCATCCGCATCGAGGTGCCGGCTGTGTTCGCGGACTGGGCATGGTGGACGCAGCAGACAGAGATTCTGGTCGATGTCTATGTGGGTTTTCCGAAAGACCCGCAGAACTACTCCGCGTCCGATCTCACACTGCTGCAGACCTTTCGCATCGATTCGATCCGTCTGAATGCCGCGACGCTCGGCATTACCCTGTCTGGCCGCGACCTAACCTCGCTGATGACCGATCAGAAGATCGACATCAAGTTCCAGAACCAGACGGCCAGCCAGATCGCGACGTTCATCGCGCAGAAAGTCGGGCTTACGCCCAACGTGCAGGCGACGAAAGACCTGGTGGGGCACTTCTTCACGCAGGACCATGTGAGCCTGCACCGGCAGCAGCCGATGTGGTCCGTCCTGACCTATCTGGCACAGCATGAAGGGGTGCAGTGCTTCGTGCTGGGCCGCACGCTGTACTTTGGCGCGTTCGGCAGTGCGGTATCGAACCAGCCGTATCTGGTCCAGTACGACCCGCCGACGACGAAGCGCCCCTACCCGACTTCCAACGCGACGAATCTCGAGTTCGAGCACGACCTCACTCTTGCGCAGGACGTCTCGGTGCGCGTGCGCAGTTATCACGGTGCGAAAAATGCCGTCTACACGTCGATTGCAACCGCCAGTAAGACCGCGAAGCGCGTCGAGCGCAACGCGACCCTCGCGCAGACGTTGCAGCAATATGACTTCACATTCCCCGGTCTGACGCAGGCGCAGTGCGACGCGAAGGCGCAGCAACTGCTCGACCAGATCAGCAAGCACGAACTGAAAATGTCGGCAAAGCTGCCCGGCGACACGATCATCTATCCGTGGACGCCGGTGGTCGTGCAGGGCACCGGTACGCCATTCGATACGACCTATGAAGCGGCACGCATCCGGCGCCGGTTTCAGGTCGATCCGCCGCGATTCGAGGTGTCGGTTCACGGCAAGACGGTGACTGATGCGCAAACGGTGACACTCTCATGATCGAACACATCAAGCGGGTCGTGTCCGAGTTCATGGGCAATTTCGCGTTCACGAAATACGGGCAAATCAGCGCGTATAACCCGAACGATTACACAGTCAAGGTGCTGATCCTGCCGAATCTCACCGACGAGACGGGCTTCATTCCGCTCGCGGCGCCATGGGTTGGAAACAACTTCGGCGCAGTGTTCGGGCCAGGCATTGGCGACTCCGTGCGGCTCGATTTCATGGATGGACGCGTCGAGGCAACCGTGGTCGGTGGGCGCTTCTTCAACAACTCGGCGCGGCCGCCGGTCGTGCAGTCCGGACAGGCGGCGATTGTCGACAGCACCGGCTCGTATGTGCGACTGAACAATGACGGCACGATGACGTTCAGCGCGCCTAACCAGATCAGTCTGGCGTCGAAGTCGATCGTGCTACAGGCGACGCAGACCATCGGCCTGACGGCCGGCACGCAGGTCACAAACTCCGCGCCCGAAGTCGAGGTCGACGGCCAGATGACCCAAGGTCAAGGGCCACAGGGCGGAAACGCAACGATCAATGGCCCAGTCACCGTCGTGAATGACCTGACCGCGCAAGGCAAGAGCGTTCACAGCCACACCCACCTTGAACACGGCGCCGGCAGTCAGACCAGCCCGCCGACCTAAGAGCAAAACATGGCTGATGAATTCCATTGGTGGGGGCAGGACATCCAGTTCTCGGCCTCGGGGGATGACTTGCTCGCGACCGGCATCACGGAACTTAACCAGCGCATCGTGCGCGCGCTGCTTACGCCGCCCGGCACGTACATCTGGCATCCGACCTACGGCATCGGGCTCGGTCGCTTTGTCGGGAAAGCGCTCTCAGTCGAGGAATTCGCGCTGATCAAGTCGCTCATCGGCAGTGTTCTCGCACTTGAGCCGGATGTGCAGAAACAGCCGCCACCGACCTACACGTACCAGAACGACGCGACCGGTCTCTTGAGCGTGACGATCAATTACATCTACGCGCCGACTGGCGTGCCGCAGACCCTGAACTTCAACGTCCCCGCATATGGCTCTTAACCAGCAAAGCTTCACGACGCTCGTCCAGCAGCAGGTTGCGGCGATTCAGTCGGCGGTGGCCGCGATCCCGTCTGCCATTGCGACGTTCCTCTCGTTCGTTATCGGCTCGCTCGAGCTGGCGCGCGTCGAGGCGACGGCTGGTGTCGCCATGTGGCTGCAATCGCTCGTCATGCAGCTGCTCGCGGTTACGCGGCTGTCCACGTCGACGGGCAGCGACGTCGACAGCTTTATCGCTGACTTCGGGTGCCCGCCGCGCGAGGCCGCAGTCCAGTCAACTGGGCAGGTGCTATTCGCGCGTTTCACCCCAACGAACGCAGCGACCATTCCGGCTGGCACGCTGTCGGTTGGCTCGACCGCCTTTTCCGGCGGCGCGATGGTACAAACCGCCGACGGTACGCAACCGTTCCAGGTCATCCCCGATCCGACACAGACCTACTGGGTCTCGGCGCAGAACGCCTACGTCATCCCGGCTGGCGTCACGAGCGCACAGGTGACCGTGCAGGCGTCCAACGCTGGTACACAGGGCAACGTCGCCGCCGGCAGCATCACGACCATCTCGACGGCCATCCAGGGCGTCGATACGGTCACGAACTCGAATCCGTTCGCGAACGGCGTCAACCAGGAAACCGACGCCGCGGTGCAGGCCCGGTTCCAGGTGTATGTGCAGGGTCTGCGCGCGGCGATCGCGTCGGCCGTCGAGTCCGCCATCGAAGGTGTGCAACAGGGCATCCAGTACGAGATCGTCGAGAACCAGACGCTGGGCGGCGTGACGCAGTACGGTTTTTTCTACGTCATCATCTCGCCGTTCACGCCTCAGTTGCACGACGCAGTCTATGCGGCGATCAACGCGATCCGCGGGCTGTCGATCACGTTCGCGGTGTACGCGTCAACCAACCTCACTGCGAATATCGCCGTGAGCGTGACGGCCGCACCCGGCTATACGCTGGCAGGCGTCGAGGCAGCGGTTACGACCGCGATCCAGAACTTCATTGCGACGATACCGCTTGGGGGCACCTTGTCATGGTCGCAACTCTATTCGGTGATCTGGGGTGTGGCTGGCGTGGTCGCTCCCGTTACCGGCCTGACGATCAACGGCGGCACGTCTGATCTGGTGGCGACGTCCCAACAGGTCATCGTGGCCGGCACGATCGTGGTGACGTAATGGCCAAGGGCGATCAGCAGGACATTTTCAGCCGCCTGAGGGCGCAATTCCCGGCCTCGTGGTTCAAGTCGTCTCCGAACTTCGACGCGACGCTCCAAGGGCCTGCGTGGGCACTCTCGACGATCTATGCGCAGATCACGTATGCGACGCTCCAGACACGCATCGCGACGGCCACCGACGGCTATCTCGACCTCATCTCAAACGATTTCTTCGGGACGTCCTTACCGCGGCTCACGAACGAACAGGACGGCCCGTTCCGCGCGCGCATCCTCGCCAACCTGTTCGTCAAGGGGCCGACACGCGCCAACATGTCGGCGGTGCTCACGCTCGTCACCGGTCGCGTGCCGGACATCTTCGAACCGAGCAACACGACGGACTCAGGCGGCTGGGACGGCGGGTTCTACTGGGATACCGGTGTAGGCAAGTGGGGCGCGCCTATGCCCTACCAGAGCTTCGTCACCGCTTACCGACCCATCACCAACGCCCAATCGCTCGGTGAACTGGACTCGTGGCGCTGGTCGTTCGACTCGTACGGTGCGTGGTCCGATTCGCCCATCAGTTCGGTGACTGACGCTGCGATTATCGCCGCCGTCGAGTCCACGCGCATGACAGGCTCGGTCGTGTGGCTTCGCATAGCTAACAACCCGGTTACGCCCTGAATTTCAACGCATCACGCCAGCTGCCTTCGGGCGGCTTTTTTCGTTTACGGAGCTTGAATGGATCGCCCTACCGTTTATACCCAGGAGCAAGGCCGCAGCGTCGACTTTCTGTTCGCACAGCGCGCCACGATGATCGGCCTGGGCAAGCTCGCGCAAGCTGCGTTCGGCAGCAATACCGTCGTGCGCGGTCTCGCTGTCACGCCGAACTCACCGGCCGCGCTGAACGTGCTGGTCGGCATTGGCGAGATTTACGCCGTCGCGCAACAGGTCGATGCAACGCCGTGGGGCTCACTGCCAGCCGACACGACTGACCTGATCACGAAGCAAGGCCTCAACATGGCCGCGCAGACGCTCGCCACGCCAGCACCATCGACAAGCGGCTACAGCGTCGCCTACCTGATCGAGGCGCAGTATCAGGACCTTGATACCAATCCCGCCGTTCTGCCCTACTACAACAGCAACAACCCTCAGATTCCTCTGAATGGCCAAGGCGGCAACGGCGCACCTCAAGCGACTGAGCGTCAAGGTGTCTGCGTCATCCAGGCCAAAACCGGCATCGCTGCGCCGACCGGCACCCAGGTGACGCCCACCGTCGACTCGGGCTGGACCGCGCTTGCGGTCGTGACGGTGGCGAACGGTCAGGCGACGGTGACGGCAGGCAACATCTCCATCCCCGCCGGCGTCCCGCAGCTCACCAGCCTTCTGCAGATGCTGCAGACCGGTTCTGCAGTCTATGCCGTCGATACCAGCGCATCGGCCAATACGATCACGCTCGCGCTGACCCCGCCGATCACGTCGTACACGGACGGCCAGCCGATTCGCTTCAAGGCAGCGAACACGAATACCGGCGCAGTCACGCTCAACGCTGGCGGTGGTGCGATCGCGCTCACCGGCATGAACGGCGCCTTGCAGGGCGGCGAAATCATCGCGCTCAAACAGTACGAGGCGATCTATAGCGCGGCGACTGGCACCGCAATACTCATCGGCCAGACTGCCGGCGCCCTCCAAGTCGCCCCCGCCACGCAGAGCCAGCATGCGGTGCAGATGTCGCAGGCTGCCGGCGTCGTCGGGAGTGTGCGGAATCTGGTGATGTCGGTTACGGCGGCATCGGCAACGGCGACGCTGACGGCTGACGAGATCATCGTTGAGACAGCGCTAGGCGGTGTGCGGTACTGCCTGTCGAGCTTCAGCAAGACCATCAACCTGGCGACGACTGGCATGGGCGGGATGGATACGGGGACGGCGCCGGTGTCGGGTCACGTCGCGATCTATGCGATCTGGAATCCTACGACCCAGACCGCAGCGTTGCTGGCTAAGAATGCGACGAGTGCCATTCAACCTGAAATTTATGGCGGCGCAAATATGCCATCTGGTTATACGGCATCTGCGCTCGTCTCGGTGTGGCTTACGAATGGCAGCGGTCAATTTATCGCCGGCCAGCAGCAAGGGCGCACGATCAGCTATGTCCAGCGAGCGGAGGTTTCCGTTTCGGCG